CTTATAACCGAGAAGGCACGCTCGTTGGAGAGTACTCTAAAATGCATGGATTTAGTCCCGCAAAAGAAGATCAATACTTCGCAGGTGGCACGCACACCACACATTTTGAGTTAGATGGCATTCCGTGTAGCACCGTTATTTGCTACGATATCCGCTTTCCAGAATTAGTGCGCATGGCCGCATTACCAAATACAGAATTGCTATTTGTACCGGCCCAATGGCCTACCATGCGCCTACGACACTGGCAAGTACTCAATGAAGTACGGGCCATCGAAAACCAATTATTCGTATGTGCTGTAAATGGCTGTGGTACAGTTGGACGCGTTCAAAGTACAGGTCACTCTGCTGTATATGATCCATGGGGTACAAACCTATTGGAAATGGATACTGAAGAGGGTATTGCTTCTGCTGATATTGATTTTAATGTTGTCGAAGACATTCGCAACAAAATTAATATATTTAGAGATCGTAAGCCGAAGCTATATAATCTATAATCTTATAACATAAAAGACACATTGCAAATCACTGCAATGTGTCTTTTATATTAGAATTCAATAAGTTTCCACATATCCTCTGGAACTTGTTCTAGAGGTTTATTTTTTGCTATCGCTTCTTTCAAAATATCAATCGTATCTTGAACCTCTTGTTTATCCTTTGTATTTGGATCATGGAGGATAACACGATTTAAAGAATCTTCGCCAAATTGTTTTAAATATTCCTTTTCTACTTGGTTTAATTCACGACGTAAGTATTTCATTAATATGACCTCTATTTATATATAAATTTTCGATGACCTACTTCTACCGCTATAATCACACAATTCGTATCACTAATGTCAACAATAACTCTATAGTTGCCAATTCTATACCGCCACAATCCTTGTTTATTACCAGTTAACGATTTACCAGAATATCGTGGATTTTCTACATTATCCAAATGTTTTATCAACCAATTAAAAATATAACGTTGTGTTGACTTATCCAACTTTGAAAATTGTCGGTCAAACCGTTTACTAAACTCTAGCTTATAAACCATACTTTGCACGCATTTCTGCTACAGAATATGTAACTGGATCCTGTTTATATTCTTTCAAAGCTTCTTGCCCCACTCTAAGATCAAAGTCATTTTCGATTTTTTCTAGTAAAGCTTTTTTAAATAGTGTTGACAAGGTTTCATCCATAAATTCCGCATAAGTTTTAAACAGTGTTTCTTCTTGTTCATTAAGTCTCACAGAAATATTTGACATACAAAGCACCTCCTTGTGTATTACATTGTAATACATATGGAGGTGCCTGTCTATAACTATAATTATATTATTTTGTCATGCTTGCTTTTAATGCAGCAATTTCTGCACGAAGTTCTTGTAGCATCCATATTTTATTTATTTTTTACTATATTTATTTATCAGCCGTAGTATAAAAAGCTGTAATTATACTATATAAAACGAGCTATTATCTGTTTTTAGGTATACAAAAAAGACATGTTACTCTTCTCTCGTCTCTCTCGTAACATGTCTTAATTTGTATATAGATCTCTCGAACTATATCATATTGTGTCTGGCTAAACTCTCTAATCCCTTTTTGACACGCCAGTATGTCTACAATTATTTTATATTTTAAAATATTTTATGTCAATAATTTATTTTTAGTTTAATAATTGCTATTTATAAAGAGATTAAATCAGCTAATTACAATATAAAACCTACAATTAACCTTGCTGACAGAAATAAATAATATAATTTCTCTCAGGGCTCACTGCTGCCCCCAGTGCATACGGATGATTCCAATTACCACCAAAATCAAATAAATATATTACGTAATCATCAGGTAATTTTACCGAGTCTTCATTAAAAGAGAATCTATGTAAATATTGTTTCTGTAGTTTTCGATTCTCCGACTCTGTATAAATAGGATATTTCTTCTTACCTAAACCTACCGTATCCGTCGGTTTAGGTTTTAATCTATCTCGCTCAGCCTCTACTCTCTTGCGCGTTTCTACATAACGTTTATACTTAGCTTCGCTATCCTCACCATCAATCTTAATCTTATTAAATTCAGCCAACACTTGATTCTGTAATGCATACATTTCATCAACAGATTTCTCAATAGGATTATCCACTTGATTTTGTACATATTTGCCCATAGGTACTGTTGTATTTTCTACAACAACTATCGATGTGGGCAGTAATGTTTTCAAAGTATCTGCATATTCCATATTTGAATCAACATAGTTTTTTACATATACATTGGATAGATCAGATTTCGAAATGACAACTTTAGAATCTGTCCTTGCCTCATCAATGTAAGGCTTCAATTGATCCGGTGTACCACCAAAAGCCAGTTGTACATATGAACCACCTTGCAAGAACGGAGGATTACTATGCAGATGAATATTCTTTGCAAAGCTAGGTATTTGTTTAGGAAACCCTGGAATCGTAGCAACTAGCTTATAATCCTTAGGATTATTAATAGGATACTCAATTAACTCTATGGGCTTAAAAAATGCCTCTATTGATTCTTTTATCTCCTCTTTAGTTCTAGCTGTATACAGATCATAAGATTTCCCTTTATTCTTTTCTAGAAAGGCTTTAAATTCTTTATCACTTGCTTTATTCTTATCTGCACGCGTTCTGTAGGATGGAATATTAACTGGGTTCGTTAATTTAATTTCCCCGTGTCCATTTTTTCTCATATAAGGACTTACGATACGTAATGGTTTATCTCTACTGCCATATCCATAGCCTTGCTTATTTGTTTCTAACGTATTGTAGCGTGTAATTTGTTTGAGTGCCTTTTCATCCCGATCATTATAAAGGAGATCAAAAATTTGATACTCCACCTTCATATCTGACTTTTGTAGTTCTAATAATCGTTGTTTAGCTCGTTTCTGACTTTGTGCTTTCAATAACTCAATTTCTTCTGCTGAAAGCTTTCTTGGTGTTTTTGAATTACCCATCCCAACTCTTTTAAAAGCACCAGGAATAACTTCAACAAACTCTGACTTTAAAGAATCTTCAGATTTTATATTACTTTTGATTGTAATACTTGACGTCTGACTTTGATTTTCTACTGATACAGCCAAACTAGATTGACAAGACAATGCTAGCGAAAGCATGCATAAGGCAATACTTTTTTTAATCATATCTCTCCCATAAAACTCTGCTCATACAGATATAAAAGAAGGACCTACAGTGAACTGTAGGTCCTTATATTTGGTGCGGATTGAGGGTTTTCACTAAATATTTAACGATATTACTGTATCTTACCATTTACAAAGAGTAAAAGGGGGCAAAAAAGGGGCTAATATCATTTTTAAACTTCCATAACATATAAAAGTAAAAAGCCTAGTAAATATCATATCAGCTAGGCTTTTAGTATTTTATGAAGTAGCTTTATCAAGCAATTCATAAAGTTCTTTATTTTCTTTTTCTAAACTCTTAATTTTAGTTTCATACTCATTAATAACTTCATCTCTTGGATTACAGCATGAATCTAATGGTTTAAACGGTATCTTTGGCCCATAACTTTTATCGTGATATAAAAAATGATGCGGATCTAACCATATAATATAAAATATATTCTCTATTATAACACCATGTGCTCTTCCTTTCGTTTTTCCAAAAGATATTTGATAAAACGAATTAGCTAATTGCTCATTGCGACTTATATATTCTGGCCATTCATCTACATCATCTTGATTTATATTATGAAATCGAATAGTTCTTCCACCCTGACCAGCATGAATTTGATCTACAGTAAACTTACAATATTCTCTTAGCTTTTCAAAGCAATTTTTTATTCCTTTATCACACATTCCATTACAGTTATAATAATCTATAGAAAAATCTAATAATTCAAATGAAAATAATAATTTTGGGCTTTCAATCCTTTCCTTTTTTGGAATTACATTATACTTCTCTTGCTTAACTTTTGGAATCTTTGATAACGTCATTTTAATTCAATTGTTTTCTGTAATACTCTTTTATATCACTATCAGAAATTATATTATTACTTCTTTCCCAAGATTTAATTCCACCACGCGCTTTTATCCAAGGGTCTTCTCGATGAGTCATTATTTCCAAATCACTGCCACTAAATTCTCCGTACGCTTCATAAACCCATTTTGCAATAGATAATGCATCCTTATCTACATCACCTTCATATTGAGGGACTTCACCCCAATCTCCTACTATATTTCTATGATGTCTTATTTCATAATAAAGCTTAGGTGATACAGGGCCATGAACCCAAGCTTCAAATTTTTCTTCAAAAAGTTGTTCATCAGTTTGTGCTAAGTACCATGCATACGCATAATAACACAATTTTTGCAATTTCTTATGAGTTTGAGGTTCAATCGATAGAAACGCATTTGCTATATCCATTATATTCATTTTATCTCCCCCACTTTCAACTATTAAAGTGTTTCATTTATCTTAACTATCTACATTATACATGAATATAATATGAATTTATAATGCAATTTAGTTATAGGAATGTAAAAAAGACCTACCAACCTAGATGTTTTTCTAAGTCAGTAGGCCTTTTGATTTTTAAGCTACAAACAACTCAACTATCAACTATTAGTTGTCAATTGCGTATATCCACCATTACACGCTATGGAGACTATGGATCACCTCATTTTTTTGCAACTAAATAAACAACTGTTCCACCTAATAATATATTTAGTATTTTACTATTCCTTTGTTGCATCTTGATTCTTTTGAGTTCTCTCATCTGCATTTCTAAGTATGCGTTCACCTTCGCCAATGATTCGTTTTGCATTGATAGCGTTTTCTCTTGCTGCTCTAATGTGTTCTTGGCTATTAGTAATTGCTCCCTCTGTTCTTTGATTAAGTTCATCGATTCTATTAATTCTTGTTTCGATTCGCTCGTTGACATCTGTGCTACGTTCAATTGCTGTTCTAACTCGTCTATTATCTTCAACTGCTCGTTGATTGTATTGTTGAGCGTTTCGAACTTCATCAGTAGCTCGTTGTATTCCTGTCGTGTCAATATTACTTGCTCTGTCGGCGTAGAACCATATACAGGCAATGATACAAAGGACAATACAAATAGGAACAGAGATGTAATGAGCGTGAATAAAGTTTTTGATTTTGTCATTCATACTTCCTCCTAATCATACATATAGTTGACATCAACTTCTTTGTCAGCTACCATTCCGCAATCACTATATTGCCATATTCTGATATTTGGATAATCACATTGTGAATCATATTGTGCACACCATACTGGAACGCTTGGCATTTGACTATATGCATATGTTTCATCCCACAATAAGGAATATCCACTATACACACCTACATTTTGAAAGCCAGCACTCCACAAAGTATTTACGAACCGACTAATGCAATTCGTCATTCCTTGGCTCGTTAAAGCACCAGCATTAATCATGTTGCGTAGTTGGCGATGTTCCTCATAGTCATACCAAATACCAGCTTGCAAATGGTAATCAGTATATCCATAGCTATTGAGCGTGTTAATAACCCATTCAGCCTCTTGTACTGCGGTTGCCTCATCGTAAGCATGGCTAAAATAATATACACCTACTTCAAGGCCTACACTTAATGCTGCGGTGATGTGTTGCTCAAAGAATTCATCAACATTATAATTTTCACCTAATTTTATGATTACAAATTCATTCTCTTCTTCTTTTGCTTGCTGCATGTGTGAATCATCATAGTAAGGTGTTCCGTTTTCGTTCTCTTGCCACGCTGAAATATCAAACCCTTTTCTCATTCTTATCACTCCTTTCTGTCATGTTTTGTAATGGTGGTAATTTAGGCTGTTCTTCCAATTTGTCAGGAATACCATTTCCGTCTTTATCAATCCACAAGGCAAGAAAACCAACTAATGCAGTTAATACTGACGGAATGAAGATATGATCTATAATATTAATCCCTACATTAATCAGTTTGTTCATATCATCAGAAACATACCCTTGAATAAATACCATAATGTACTCAACCACCACCAATAAAATAGGTACTAGCATTGTTAGTACTAGTACCCTTGTAGCAAGAATACCTGTAGGGTGGAAGTTAGCCATCCTTACAGATTGATATGATTTTTTAATTGTATTGATGAGATTTGGTGGTATGTTCATGCAATTCCTCCTTAATATCATCAACACGAGCCTCTATACCATCAACACGAGATGTTAATTTTACGTGCTCTGTGTATGCTTTGGTTCGTTGCTCACGTGAAAGTTTGATTTCTTCTTTCAAGTCCTTCAACGTATCGGTAAGCGCGCCCATTTTTTCTTGGAGCATCAGATTATCTTGCATTCTTTGAAGGTCTAATTTTTCAAGTAAAGGAATAACCAACAATCTATATCCTGCCCCAGCAACTACACCTACTATTGTGAGCGTAGTTAAAATATCATTTAGTTCAAATTGCCATGTCCACATTCAGCAACTCCTTTCTATTCCCATGAAATCAGTTAATTCTTGCCTTTCTTCTCCATGTGTTAGCTAATTATTCATTATTTAACTCCTATAAGTGTTCTAAATCAGCTATACGTTTCTTTAAAGCTTCAATATCTTTATTGTATTGTTCTTTAGGAACATAGTTATTTAAATCGGAATACTTAGCAAAGGATCGTGCTTGAATGTTATTAACATAACGGCTAGCCGCATCGCCAGGCGTTAAGGCATATTGTCCAATTTCCGTTTTTCTAATAAAACTACCTAAATCACCTTTATAAGCAAACGTTTGAGCCGCCCAGCCTTTTTGAGCATAATGGTTATTGGCGTCTGTTCTAGATAAATAGTTATTTAGCTCTGTTTTGAGTGCGTATTTAGATAAATCCACACTACCACCAGGACTACCCGTACCGCCAGTACCTGGAGGCCCTGGGGGGCCCTCGGGGTGTCGG